AGCAGGAGATAACAAATTAGTTACTCGTTTTATTTCTGATGACAAAACTGTATTGGGTGAGATTCAATTAGACAACTTCGCGTTTACTTCACCTGATTTAGGTGTGTACACAACATCAACATTATCAAAACTACTTTCAGTAGTTGGTGAAGATATTGAGTTGGAAACACAAGAAATTGAAGGTAAAGCGGTTAATATTTTCGTTAAGAGCGAAAATACAAAAGTTCAATTTCAATTGGCGGATTTGGCAGTTATTCCAAATGTACCAGATTTGAAAAAACTTCCTGAGTTTGATGTTGATATCAATTTTGATGGTGCGTTTATTGATAAGTTTATCAAAGCTAAAAACGCATTGAGTGAAGTTGATACATTTACTATTCTTACCGAAAAGAAAGAATTGAAAATTGTATTAGGATACTCAAACATCAATTCAAATAGAGTTGTATTTGTAGTTGATAAAGCATATGATGGTGAAATAAAACCAATTTCTTTCTCAGCAAAATATTTGAAAGAAATTTTAACCGCTAATAAAGAGGCAACATCTGTTGTATTAAAAGTATCTACACAAGGTATTTCGCACGTTGAATTCAAAATTGATGATTTCAATGCAAAATATTTCTTAGTAGAACAACAATTAACCGCATAATGAGTTTTAACTACGAGAAGAAATATTTCTATGAAAAGAATGACTGGTTATACGAACCGGAAGTAAACTTATTATACGAAGAAGTTCTAAAAATGCCATTCGCTGACTTTGGAAAGTGGGTGGCATTTTTTAGAGAACTTGCGGTAAGAAAGTGGAATGAGACGGGTGCACCACCTAGAATTGGGGTCGATGAATCAGAAATGATTGAGCAATTTTCTAAACTACAAACTTACAAAGTAAATAAGTTTGAAGAAAAGGATGATGACGGTAACGAAGTTATCTTTAACTTTAATAAATTCGCCACACCCGTAAATCAATTCTTTCCCGCAATGTATAAAACAGGAATAGGTGGTTCGGCATATGATAAACCAAAACCATCAATTTACGATGTATTTTCAGATGATGCCTATTTGCCAGAATTCATTAAACAAATGAGAAGACTGACTAGGCAAGATGGTATGTATCGTTTTTCTAAAACACTTCACTTAGATAATCCAGAATTTCATAATTCACATATTCAAAGTGGTAAAGAGTGGATTGAAAAGTGGGTAGGTGGCAATGATAAACATGGATATGGATTTTGTTTATCACAAGCGGATAGTAAAGTTCCATCACCACCAATTACTGCACAAGAGGTAAAGGATTTGTATAAAGCAGGTATATTGAAGTATGAAAATATATCTTCACTTAAAACTGCGGATTGGGGTGATAACATTGATAATCTTATTGATGTTCCAAAACAACCTATTCAGATTAAAATATACCCATTAGGGCAAAGAATATTTCCTGAAGCAACTGCGGCATTCCGTATTGGTATGGGAACACAAGCAGTAGTAAACTTTCCACCATTAACTGCAAAGTATCTGTATCAGAGATTTACAAATCATATTAAGGAGCAAGATGTAATTAACATTTATGACCCTTCGGCTGGTTGGGGTGGGAGAATATTAGGAGCATTGAGTGTAGATGATAGAAATATACATTACATTGGTAATGACCCTAATACTGAAAACCAAATACCAGAAATTGGTAAAACTCGTTATGAATATCTTGCGGAGTTCTTTAATAACAAAGTTCCTGGTGCGGCTAATCCGTTTTGGGGGCACGCAAATACATACGAACTCTTTACAACCGGTTCGGAAGTTATTGCGGATGACCCGAGATTTCAAAAGTATAAGGGTAAATTAGATTTTGCATTTACTTCACCTCCGTACTTTGATAGAGAAAGATATTCAGATGATGATTCGCAATCATTTAAGAAATTTGGTAACTATGAAAGTTGGAGAGACGGATTCTTAAAACCAACACTTACAACAATTTTTGAATATCTACGAAACGATAGATACATTTGTTGGAATATTGCAGATATTAAAGTTGGACCTGATAAATTTTATCCATTAGAACAAGATAGTATTGATATCCTTACACAATTGGGATGTGAATACAGAGGTAAGTTAAGAATGACAATGAGTCCTATGACGGGAATGGATTTATCCAAAGCGAAGAATTCTATGCAAATAGAAGGGCAATTTTACAAATACGAACCAATTTTTATATTTTATAAACCATAACATAATAGATGTATCAAAACATTTTCTTTGAAAGAAACCGAAATTTAATTCACTTGTGGGACGATACGATAGGGTATCGCACATTTCCTTATAAAAAATATGCATATATCAAAGACCCAAACGGTGAATATGAATCTATGCATGGTGACCGTTTAACTAAAGTATATAAATGGGAAAAGGATAGTGGTGAAGAACTATTCGAATCAGATGTACCCGAAACAACTAGGGTATTAGTTGATTTATACAATGATGATGTACCATCTAAAGGACATATTGTTTTAACGTTTGATATTGAGGTTGAAATGATAACCGGATTACCAAACATTGAAAAAGCTGAAAACGAAATTACTTCAATAGCAGCATACGATGATGCTACAAAAGAATATCATGTATTTGTTGTGGATAAAAACAATAAGGTAAGGGGTAAATCATTTCAAAAAGATGGTAGAGATGTACACGTTCATGTCTTTGGTAATGAGCGTGATTTGTTGATGAAATACTTAACTTATATTGAAAGTATAAATGCAACAATTTGGACAGGATGGAATATTGATTTCTTTGACGTTCCATATCTTTATAATCGTATTAAAAATGTATGTGGTGAAAATCAAGCCAATCGTTTATCTTGCATAGGTAAAACATATTGGTCACCTTATCGTAATCGTTATAGTATCGCCGGCGTAAGTATTATGGACTATATTGGGTTGTATAAAAGATACAATTTTGGGTTAGAAAGTTCTTATACACTCAATCACATAGCGACAAAAGAATTAGGTAGAGGTAAAGTTGAATACGAAGGAAGTTTGGATGACCTATTTGAAAACGATTTAGAGAAATTTATTGAGTATAACATTACCGATGTAGAACTTATTGTAACGATGGATGAAAAACTTCAATTTATTGAATTGAGTAGAGCAATCTGTCACTCCGGTTTTACTCCATATGAAGATTACATTTTTTCATCAAAATACTTAGAAGGTGCATGTTTGGCATATCTTAAAACAAAAAAATTAGTAGCACCAAATAAACCAAAAAATCACAAAGATAAACTCGCCGAACAATCAGAAGCGGGTGAAGATAAGTTTATTGGGGCATATGTAAAAGAACCCATTGTTGGTAAGTATGATTGGATATATGATTTGGATTTAACATCTCTATACCCATCAATTATTATGACTCTGAATATTTCACCGGAAACTAAAGTTGGTAAGATTTCAAATTGGGATCCTGAAGCTTGGGTTAGGGGCGAAGAAAGGCAATTCACAGTTGTTGGAAAAACAAAAGAGTTTACATATAATAGAAAAGAATTAGAGGAAGTTATCAAAGGTAATCAATTAGGTGTAGCTGCAAATGGGGTATTATATACTCAAAAGAAGCCCGGATTAATTGCAGATATTTTAGATAATTGGTTTAATAAAAGAGTTGAGTTCAGAAAATTAGAAAAAAAATATGGAGAAGAAGGTAATACTGAATTGTATGATTTTTATGCAAAAAGACAATTAGTACAAAAGATTCTTTTGAATTCGATGTATGGTGTATTAGGACTTGTAGCATTTCGTTTCTATGATATTGATAACGCCGAAGCCGTAACAATTACCGGTCAAACCGTAATTAAAAAAACTGCGGAAATGGCAAATCTTAAATACCAAAAAGAGTTAGGTACAAAAGATGATTACAATGTTTATATTGATACCGATTCAATTTATATGATGGCAGAGCCTTTGGTAAAACATAGATATCCTGAATATAAAACATTTGACCAAAATAGAATGGCGGCGGAAGTTAATACCATTGCAGATGAAACACAATCGTTTTTAAATTCATTCTACAATTTGTTAGCTGAACGATTTTTTTGTATTCCAAAAGAAAAACATCGTTTTGAGATTAAGAAAGAATATATCAGTAAAGCGGGGTTTTGGGTAGCAAAGAAAAGATACGCACAATGGATGATTTTAAAGAATGGTATTCCTTGTGATAAGTTGGATGTAAAAGGATTGGATGTGGTTCGTTCATCGTTCCCCAAAGCATTCCAGGACTTTATGGCCAAAATGTTAAAAGATATATTAATGGGTAAAACAAACGAAGAAATAAATGAATCACTTTTGGAATTTAAAAAGAGTTTACCTAATCTTCGTATTAATAAAATCGCCAAAGGTGGAGCTATTAAAGAATTAAGTAAATACGATAAAGGTAAATGGAGAAAAGATAGTGGCTTAGCTATTGCTAATTTTGAAAAAGGAACACCTGCACACGTTAAGGCCGGTATTACATATAACCGATTACTGAAATTCTTTGAATGTCCGTTTAAATACGAACCAATCAGAGATGGTGAAAAAGTTAAATGGGTATATCTTAAAAGTAATCCATTAGGAATAGACACATTAGCATTTAGAGATTATAATGACCCAAAAGAGATTATGGATTTCGTAGAACAATATGTTGATAGAGATGGGATTTATAAAGCGGAATTGGAAAATAAATTAACTGATTTCTATAACGCTCTAAAATGGGAAATGGCATCTGCCGATTCTCAAAACGCAAAAAAGTTTTTTGAATTCTAAACTTTTTTTCGTATATTTGTAAATAAAAAATAAAATTATGGCAAACATTAAAAAACCACAACAAGAAAATTTAGAACCAATTGGTGAAATAAAAATGACATCAGCTGAAAAATTAGAACAATGTGAATGGGTATTCCAATTCGATGGAGATGAACCGCAGATATTTGCATGGACAGGTGAAGATATGACGAATGAAGAACCAACTGTAACATTTACTATTAGTAATACCAAAGATGCGTATATATCTTTTACAAGTAAGCAAAATGGTAAACGTTTTAAATTATTCGCAAGAGAACTTTCAGAGGAAGGAAAAAAATTAAGAGAACATAACCTAAAAATGAACCCGAAAAATGAAAGTTAATATAAAAAGATTACATGAAAATGCAACGATTCCATTTTACGCAAAAGAAAGTGATGCTGGGATGGATTTGGTTATCACAGATATTAAAGGAGAAACTGAGTGGGATATTAGTTATGGATTTGGTATCTCAATGGAAATTCCTGAAGGTTTTATGGGACTCGTTTTTCCTCGTTCATCTATTCGTAAAACCGATTTAATTCTTAGTAATTCGGTTGGTGTAATTGATGCTGGTTATAGGGGTGAAATTCAAGCCACATTTAAGAAAACAGGTGGAGCAGTATATAAAATTGGAGAAAGAGGGGCACAGCTTATAATCATACCACATCCGATTATAGAATGGAATGAAGTAAATGAATTAAATAATACCGAAAGAGGCGAAGGTGGATTCGGTTCAACGGGAAATTAAAAAATAAAAATATGTTTGAATTTAAAGAAGAACAAATAAATCACTCGTTATGGGTGGAAAAATATCGTCCATCTAAACTAGATGATTATGTTGGTAATGAACACTTAAAAAGTAAAGTAAGTGGGTATATTGAAAACGAAGACGTTCCCCATCTTTTATTTTTTGGGAAAGCCGGTACTGGTAAAACAACATTGGCAAAGTTAATTGTTAGTTCAATTGAATGTGATGTTATGATGATTAACGCATCCGATGAAAACAATGTTGAAACCGTAAGGAATAAAGTAAAAAACTTTGCATCATCTATGGGATTCAAAAAATATAAGATTATTATATTAGATGAGTTTGATTATATGACTCCTAACGCACAGGCAATTCTTAGGAATTTAATGGAAACATTTAGCAAGCATTGTAGGTTTATTTTAACTTGTAATTATATTGAAAAAATTATTGAACCAATTCAAAGCCGTTGCCAAACATTTCAAATTACACCACCAACCAAAAAGGATGTGGCTATTCAAATGAGTAAGATTTTGAAATCAGAAAGTATTGAGTTTGACCCAAAAGATTTAGTTCCAATTATTGATTCTTCTTATCCTGATATTCGTAAGATTATTAATACTTGTCAATTAAATTCTCTTAAAGGTAAATTGCAAGTTGATGTACAAAATCTTTTAGAGAATGATTATAAGTTGAAAGTTCTCGAAGTTCTTAAATCAAATGATGATAAGAGAAACAAATATATGAAAATTAGGCAAACAATTCTTGATTCAAAGGCTACTGATTTTTCTGACCTTTATACATTGCTATATGACAAAGTTGATGATTATGCGGGAGAAAATACTGCAAATGTAATTTTAGTTTTAGGTGATGGGGTTGCTAAATCCGCAATAGCAATTGATAAAGAAATTATCGCAGCGGCTACACTAATTCAAATTTTAAATATTATATAATGGCTAACATTTTAGGAGCAGGTGGACAACCAATCGGAGGACAAGAAGAAAAACCAATACCTTTAGAAAAAACTGAAGCAATTGGATGTAAGAAATGCGGTGGTGAGATTTTCGTACAAGGTTTTGGATTTCGTAAAATTTCAAAGTTATTAACCGGAAAACCAAAGGATGAGGTATTACCAGTAGAATTATTCCTTTGTGGTGATTGTGGTGAAGTATTGAATGAATTATTACCTCCGGGTTTAAAAGTAGAAGACTAATGGCAAAAGGATTATTTGACCACATCAATGCAATTACAAAAGACCAGGACCCAAAGTATTGGGATAAGTTGGATGATGCTGATAAAAAGACTTGGAGTAATTGGTTAATTATCCGTTATATGTCTATGAACCCTGATTGGGTTGAGATGGTAGCGGAAATACAACCATATATTCAAGAAGCACCTCCTAAAGCTGTTTATAAAGCATTGATTGGAGTCATACCAAAAGGTAAAACATATCTTCGTTATATGAAAGGCAAATCGGTAAAAGATTATGAACAATGGATTATTGATTTGGTAGCCAAATGGTTTATGGTTTCTACTAGAGAAGCATCTGAATATTTAGATATATTATATGAAAGTGCTACTGGTAGAGAAGAAATTAAACGAATTGCCGAAGCATACGGCACAAATCCAAAAGAAATTACTAAGTTGAAACTTAAAGTATAATTTGGTAATCTCACCTTTTTTTCGTATCTTTAAGGTATAAATAAACATAATGGCAAAAGTATCATTTTCGCAGTACTCAATGTGGAGTAGCTGCCCCCAACAATATAAGTTAAACTATATAGATAAATTAGGTGAAAGTTCCGGTAACATTCACACACTATTTGGTAGTGCAATGCACGAAACTATCCAACATTATCTTTCGGTGATGTATGGTGTATCTAAAAAACAAGCCGATGAAATTGAATTGGATAGCTTGTTATTAGATAGAATGAAAGAAAATTTTACCAAAGAAAAGGAAGCTCTGAGTGAAGGTACTCCGTGTACTCAATTAGAATTAGAAGAATTTTATGGTGATGGCAGACGAATCCTTAGTTGGTTTAAGAAATATTGTAGTAAGTTTTATTCCAAATCCGGCTACGAACTAGTTGGTATTGAAATTCCATTAAACGCAAATATTAAACCGGGTGTTCATTTTATTGGGTTTATAGATATTGTATTAAGAGATTTAGCTGAAAATTCAATTATAATCGTTGATTTAAAAACTTCAACGATGGGTTGGAATCAATATCAAAAAGCGGATAAGATGAAAAATTCTCAAATCTTACTATATAAAAAATACTATTCAGAATTATTTAATATTCCTCTTACTAAAATAAAAGTAGAATATCAGATAATGAGAAGAAAACTACCTGAAGATTCTGCGTTTCCAATTCCATATATTTCAAAACACGTACCTCCAAATGGTACACCTTCGGTTAATAAAGTATATGATGAATTTATGGAATTCATTAATACTGTATTTGATGACACTGGTAATTATAAAGATATCCCATATCCTAAAGTACCTGGACAAAATAAAAAGAATTGTAAATGGTGTGAATTTATGAATAGAGGGATATGTGATGGGAAAGCGAGTAAATAAAAAAGTTCCTTAAAAATTATTGTTTTTTTATTTATAATATACTTATATATACAAATATATAAAACAATATTCACAATGGAACAGGAAAACACAAAACTAACAACCGTAAAAATATTAAAAGACGTATATTCATCATTTAAAAAAGTATCTTTTAATTCAGACGTTACTCTACAAAAATTGGTAAACAGAACTGTAGAAAGATATGTTTCAGATGAAACATTTAGAAGCGAAATGAATGAATATGTAAAACTACAAATTTCCGGTTCACAATTTTAACAACACAAATAAGTTATGGCAAAAAAGAAGATTCTGTTACTTTCAGATGACTTAAGAATGGCAAGTGGTATTGCCACCGTATCAAAAGAATTAGTATTAGGTACAGTACACAAATATGATTGGTTTCAAGTAGGAGCCGCAATCAACCATCCTGAAGCCGGTAAGGTTTTAGATGTGAGTGAAGATATTCAAAAAAGTTATGGAATAGCCGATGCTAATGTAAAGATTTTACCTTGGAATGGTTATGGTAATGCTGACTTGATTAGACAATTAATCAATGCAGAAAAGCCTGATGCAATTGTACACTTTACTGACCCTCGTTATTGGACATGGTTGTATGATATCGAGCATGAAATCAGACAAAACGTTCCTCTTTTATTCTACGCAATTTGGGATGATTTGCCAGACCCATTATATAATCGTAACTTCTATGAAAGTTGTGATTGGATTGGTTGCATTTCTCGTCAAACATATGGTATCATTAAAAGATTATCGGCGTTGGATACTAAACCAACTTGGAAACCTAAGAAGGATTGGCAAGTTAGTTATGTACCACATGGTATTAATACAAACATTTACAAACCTGCAGATGTACCGGCTGAATTCCGTAAAGAAATTTTAGGTGGAAAAGAATATGATTTTGTTCTATATTGGAGTAATCGTAATATCAGAAGAAAACAACCTGCGGATGTTATCGTATCGTTTAAAAGATTTTGTGATAAAATTGGTAAAGAAAAAGCATCTAAAGTTTGTTTAGTAATGCACACTCAACCGGTGGATGAAAATGGAACTGACTTGCCAGCGGTAATTGATGTGATGGCTCCTGATTGTAATATTATATTTTCAGAAAAGAGAAGACCACAAGAAGAATTAAATCTTATTTATAATATAGCAGATGCAACAATCAACATTGCTAATAATGAAGGATTTGGATTAGCAACTGCAGAATCGGTAATGGCTGGAACTCCAATCATTGTAAACGTAACTGGTGGCTTGCAAGACCAATGCGGATTTGAAGTTGATGGTAAGATGTTAACTCCAGAAGATTATATTAAGATTGGTTCATTGCACGAATGGAGAAAATGGGAAGGTAAAGCTAAACCTGGTCCTTGGGCAGTGCCTGTATGGAGTAGAGCATTAGCATTAGCGGGTTCAGTACCAACACCTTATATTTGGGATGACAGAGTTGATATAGAAGATGTTGCGGAAGCAATTGAGAAAATGTACAACACGCCAAAAGAAGTTCGTAAAGCAAACGCATTGATAGGTAGAGAAGCATTTATCGGAAAGATGGGATTAACACATACAAATATGTGCCAAACATTAATTGATGGAATTGAATCTACATTTGAAAATTGGAAACCAAGAGAAAGATTCGAAGTATTTAAAATTAAATAAGTTATATAAATGAAACCAACATTAGTATTTCAAGGACCTATATTCACTCGTAGTGGTTACGGT